CAGTGACATAGTCTACATCGAGAATGAGGACCACTCCGCGTTCACAGTGTACAACGTAATTCGGTACCCACAGCCAGAGCTCCTGAAACAGGTGGTTTTCCTCTGCGCTCTGCAGACGGTGAACATGCCCTACGCCATAGCCAATCAACTCGTGCTGTGGACAAAGGACCATGACCTCGCTTCGGTCGGCATTGACACCCCAAGTCTGTGTTCAAATGTCGTCCATGTGCCGAAAGACCCCAAAAGACCGTATACTCAGGACATCCTTGTGATGACAAACGGCACCCCCGGAAATCCCACCGTCTCAATAAAATACATGAAAGAGACGTCGCCAAGATCGTGCGCCACCATGACCACCCCAGTGTACAATTACCTCAAGTACCTTAATTCACACGGTGGCCGCGGATTGACGGTGCACGAGGCCATCAAACGATTGGAACTCTTCGCTGTCGCCGAGGAGGACGTTTGCGTGCCTGGCTCAGCCGCTTATTGCGAGCTACTCCGGACTGTCGCCTGGTGGGGCGACCTGCCGAATGTCGTGTACTACGGGCCCAAGGCCTCCCCCGATGAAGCTCCGGAGGAGTTGGACACCGCGAAAGCGGTGATGGCAGCCCCGAAAATCACAGACAACAACCCAGGTGTCCTAGCCAAGACTCCTGAGGCAATGCAGGCCTATGTCGACACCAAGATGGTCGGCATGAAGAACACCACTGTTCCCACCGACGATTGGGTCAAGATATCCGATCTGATTTTGGACATGTGGATCAAGGGCATTGCAAAAGAGACTGGCTGCAAGCGGGGAAGCATGCAGCTAGTCGATCGAGAGCTAATTCTAGCTGCTCGCACCCGGCCGGCACAACGGGCCGGACAGATGACTGACGCCCTCGGCCCCGCACAGCCGGAGAAAGGCCGGGTCGAGAACAAGGTGGAGGTAGGCCATAAGACGGGCCCATGCGCGCGCGGGGTCCAGAGCCCTGCATACGACATCTCCATCGCCTCTGGCGTCCTCGGCAAAACGTTGGAACAGGTGCTCAAGAAGACCGCCTGGTACAACCCCGGCAGTACGCCCGAGGAGATTTCAGCCTCCGTCACGAACGCGTATCTGACGAGCCACACTCACGAGCCG